GTGCTCGACCCACTGCTGTACCAACACCAGTGCCTGTTGGACTTTGAATTGCGTTATCATAACGAATTGTTAGTGCAACTGTCACAGGTTCGCTGGTAGCGTAGTTTAATGTATTATAGTTAGCACCTTGTAGGTAGCAACCATACACTTCCCATGTTTCTAATATTGATGGTGTGTTTGCACCATTGCCGCCATCTAAAATCTCGATACGAGTTGTAAACTTGTAATCGCTGCCGCTGGCTGCGCTGGCCTGTTCGAAGAAATCGAATTGTTTCTGTAGTTGTTCACCAACTAATTTTTGTACTTGACCGCTGGCATCATCACGTAGGTTAACACTGATGTTTTCCCATGTGTGTCGCCCTGCAAGACGTACTTTTGAGTTATAAACTGGAAGTTCAATATCTTCAAAAGTTAAGTTTGGTCTTGTGCAATCAATAACTTGTTTAGTTAGTTCAGTTGTTGGTGTTGACACGCCAAAGTTTTCAAAAGAAACTCTGAATCTGTACTGCAACTTAGGCATTAACATGCCCTGTGCGCTTGCAGATTGGTCACTAGCCAACGGTACTGATAATTTGCTTAGTGTTGAAATAGCCATTGTATGCTCTCCGTTATTTTTATTTATTCACTTATAGTCCAGCGATTTCGCCAGTGTTCTTCAAGCGTACTGGAATGTAAATGAACTCAACGGCCTTGACAGGTTCGATAGCAATATCAACGTATAGTTCATTTCTATCAATTCTGTTAGGTGTGTTGTTGCTTTCATCGCAGACTACTAAGAAGTCATACAGTGCTCGTTGTCCAACTAGTTCTAGCAATAGACTTTCGACTTGTTGCTTGATCTCATCACGAGTGATTTTATCGTTGGGTTCAAAGATGTATGGTTTTGCTAGTTTGTTCAACTGGCTACGTAGATAAATTACCAAACGTGCTACGTTGATGCGATCTAACGCACTTGCATTTCTTGCTCTAGTCTTTTGTCCAAAGTTCACAAGACCTGCGCCTACAAAGAATGTAATTGGGTTAACTTTTACATTGTACAATGTATCGCGTTGGCCTTCATTTAGTGCCACTGATTGGAATTCACCTTCGTCAGTTAGGTAACCAACAGATGAAGCGTTAGTAATACCACCACGACGTGTACCTGCTGGTGCAAACCATGGGAATGAAACTTGATCGCTTAGAGCAATCATACGCATAATCATATGACTTGGCGGAACAATTATGTCTCGGCCAGCGTTGTCGCTGGTAAAGCCCCATGGATAGAAAACGCCTAGATATTCATCACTGCTTACAAGACCTTTTTCATTGTCTTCTAGTGCCAGTGCGGCATTTGTACCCCAGTTGTTAATTGTTGTAGCATCTGGTGTTAAACGTGCAGGTGTATCACCGATTACGAAAGATGTTAAACCACGATCGTAGTTTAGACTGATCATTTCGCCGATTAGTTCTGGATAACCTGGGCAAGCCAACAAGTTAAATCCGTTACGCTCTGTGTCGCGAATTTCTTGATTGCTGTTTACCAATGCTTGGATGCTTTGTAGAACAACTTTACGTTGTGCAAAACGTCCAAACGATCCACTGCCATCTGCTTGGTTAGCACTTTCTGTAACCCAACGATGTGGGTAATAGTTTTCCATGCTGTCGCCGCTGGTAGGTGCATCGCCGTTGTCGCTTTCACTTGCTTTGTAACGTAGGTTATCATCAAGTGTGTTAATGTAGTTCTTTTTAAACTTCTTAACGTTAAATCCACTTCTACGTAGATTCCATAGCAACATACCACGTGGATATAATGCTGGATCCGGTGCGTCAAAGTCTAAGAAATTACTGACTAGTAGTTCTTGGATACTTGCTGGATCTGATGTTAGTCCATCTTCGTTCCAACGTGCATCTGCAAATAGTACACCGTTTTCAGTTGTTTGATCGCTCTTATCTAGCAATATCCAACGTTTGTTTGTGTAATCATAACGTTTAATTGCTGGGTAATTAGCGATGTTGCTGGTGTCGATCCATAGATCGCCTTCTTCTAACACAGTTCCATCACTTTGCTCTACTGGCTCGCTGGCAGAAACAATCGGTCCTGCCGGGCTAGTAACACCAGCACCGCGTCCGTGGTCATAGTTCTTATAACCAACCCATGTATTTCCGTTGTGTACCATAACATCTACTTCATCGACTACACTGCTGTACCATAGTGCGCCATCAGCAACTAGTGTCTGTGGATTGTCATTGCTGATATAGTAACTCTGACGCACAACATTGGCAGTGTCAGGAGTAATAGTCATTGGAATCCAGTTACTAGCAACATACTGGAATACACCACCGCTGCCGAATCCTAATTCAACTCCGCTGGCATTTTGTTCACGAACTGCATACACGTTACTGTTTTTATCAAACTGTAAAAGTGTGCCTACAAATGAACTGCTGTCTTCGAAATCTGCAAAACGGATTTCTCCACCAGTACTGTGAGTTATTACCACACGATTTAAATTGTCAACACTGGCTATGATATTTGTAAATGCGGCGCCGTTGATTGCTTCTGCAATTCTTTCGCTGTCTACGGCATTACCTTGCACTGTTATTTCAACTGCTTTGTTGTTTAATGTAGCACTTCCAACTAGACTTTCGCCCATTTGCATTGTATATGTACCAGCAGTGATTCCAGCAGAAGTGATTTCTTTACTGCGAATTACTGTTTCACCTGTACGGAAACGGCGTAGCACACGGAATTCTGCTTGCGGAGAACTGTGTTGATCAAAGTTATATTCTACAAATGCACTGTTTAATGGAATATTAATACCACCGCCAGTCTTGTCTAATTCAGCAAGTGCTGATTGTGCGTTTGCGTAAACTGGAGATTCAACGTTGGCCCATAGTTGGGTACTTCCGTTGTATTTCTTAACTCTCCAACGTGCTCCTGCATTTGGTTCTGTGATTTTAATCCATACAGATCCAGTTGGACGAGGCTCACTGTCTCTTATTTTATAAGATGGTAGTTGAGTGTGCTTGGAAATCTGTAGTTTAGGAGTATAGTAAGTTTTAGCAGGATCAATGGATAAAGTGCGACCTGCAATAAGTGTACCGGTTACTTTTAAACTTGCACCATCGCAGAAAAATTCTAAAACACCATTAGCATAAGATGCTGTAACACCTGCATTAGCATCAGTAACAGCGGCAGCAACTTGTGCTAAACTTGTTGCTGTTGCCATACCAGTTACCGGTGTGCCTACAGTGGCACCATCTAAAAATAAATTTAGATCATATGTGCCTGCTACCCAAGATGCTGTAGATCCTGCACTGGCTGTAATTGTTGGGTGACTAGAAATCCAATCCGGACTACCAATTTTAACCCAATCACCTGCACGATTTTTGTAATAGAATGAAATTTCGTGGCTGGTAGATTGATCAACGTTAGAAGTATTATCTTCTTGTTCAATGTCATCTAGTGCGTTTGTTCCTACGGCTACTGCGTAATCACCAATACGTCCAACACTGGACTTGGGACCTGTTGCAGTTAACTGACTTGCTTCTAAAACGATCAACGGAGTCTTAGAAACAAAACTTTGTCCATTACGTGTGCTGGCTGGTGCGGCATTCCATTCAAAAATACCCCATTGTGTTGTGCTGGTATCTAGCCAGAATGTACCGTCTTGAGGATCTCCGCCAGGTGCGTCTGCTGATGGATCGAGCGCACTTAAATCGATGTCTGCACGAGCAATCAATACTGAGTTGGCCACGCCTAAGAAACTGTATGCGGCTTGCAGGCCAAACTCATTTAATTCGCCTGCGTGAATTGGGTTGTTGTTATTGTCAACACGGAAAGTTGGATCTCCAAACAAGTCTGCTAGTTCTCTTTGACTTGTTACAGTATAAACTTTTCCAGCATTGGTTGTTAGGGTACCTTGGGCTGTGCCGGTACCTGAAGCATTTCTTTTGTTGGCTGCTGAAGCAACGATAACTAGTGGTCTAGTACCTGGTTCAGCAGGTGTGTAAAAACTTTCGTCGATTACAGAAACCTGTACGCCTGGTGAAGTTAAAGCCATTTTAGTGGTCTCCTTTATTACTCATAATATTTAGCGTAACTTAGTAGAAAGAGCCCGTTATAACATCTAGAAAAGGGTACGAAAAGGGCGGTTGCTAAATACCGTATGCGTCCTTTATGTAAAACCTGTGATTCAAAGCCTTGTGCAGTGAACTACTACAAGGGAAAGAAAGTATTTTACAGGAGTCAGTGTGACAGTTGTGCCCGCGGCACCACACTGAAAAAACCTAGATGGTATCAACTAGGTTATAGGCAAAAAGATTTTTGTGAAAAGTGTGGGTTTAAAAGTAAAAACGCAAAGGTCTTTAATGTATTTCACATAGACGGAAATTTAGATAACTGTAGACCCACTAATCTAAAAACAGTATGCGCCAACTGTCAACGCATACTGCACCAAGAAGGTGTCAAGTGGCGGCAGGGAGATTTGACACCAGATTTTTAATTGCTAGATATAGGTCGTCAATACTGCCGTTGTTGTCTAGTTCTGCGTCAAATTTTGTGCCTACCCATGCTGTTTCACTAGCGTGAATTTTCATGCTTTCTAATTTAGTTTTACTAGAAGACCACATTATATTGCCGTCGGGTCCGCGATTTACGTTTACTGCGGCATCATACCAGTCGGGCAATGCACCTCGTTTGATCCACACAATTCTACCGCCTGCACGGCGAATACTGGCAATTTCGTTGGGGAAACGGCAGTCGCTAATTACAATGTTATCTGAGGAATTACGCAATTTATTTTCTAGGCTAGCGATCCAAGTGTCATCGTGAAAGCCTCTTCGACATACTTCTGTACCCCAATATTGTAGTACCCAG